GGGCTGGAGCTCCACCGCCGCCTCCGCCGCCGGGGCCCGGAGGCGCTGCCCCCGCGGCCGTCTGCGGCGATACGAAGTAGCGATCCGTGTCCTCGATGCCGAACGCGTGGAGGAAGTCCTCGACGTACGCGTCCATGTTGATCATCTTCGCGGCGCCGGCCTGCGATAGCTGGGCGACGACTGGCGCAAGCGCCATCGCCATCTGCAGCTTCGCCTGCTCGGACGCCTGCTCCTCCTGCTTTGTGGCCGCGTCGGACGTGACCTCCTGCGTGATCGAGTAGTCGCCGGCCAGGATCTCCGGCCAGATCTCGTGCAGGACTTCCTCGTCGTCGACGCCGAGCACCGGGACGAGCATGGGCTCGCGGAGGAACTGCTGATTGAGCACGAGGCGCTGGTCGCCGATGTCGCTGAAGGCGATGCGGATCCGCCCCTTGGCGAGGTTGACCGAGCGCTGCGCCAGGCCGGTGACCAGGGACGCGCCGGTGGCGGTCGTCTGGTCGACGTTGCCGGAGTCCGTGCCGCTCGAGAACGGGAAGCCGCCGGCGAGGTTCTGCAGGTCGCCCTTGAAAAGCTGCTCCGCGCCCAGCGACACCTCGGCCGGCATCGGGTTCGGGGCCCAGGCCTGGATCTGCGTGGGATCCTCGACGGGCCAGCGTGCGCCCGGCTCGAACGTGTACTCGTCGATGTCCTCGATGTCCGGCCGGAACCAGAAGATCGCGTTGTTGACGAGGTTCAGGTTGTCGATCCGCTGGTTCATCGTCGTCCAGAGCGCGCTCTGGAGATCCTTGATCTTCTCGACGACGCTGATGCCGGGGATCATGAAGAGGTCGGGCTGCGTCACGCAGGCGGTGAACGGCGGCTTCTCGTGCCAGAAGGGGAAGTCGCGGGCCGCGAGCAGCGCCGTGCGGTTGAGCACGGTGATCACGCGGTTCTTCCGCCTATCCCAGACCTCGAGCACCTCGAGCCGGTTCTTCGTCCTGTCCATGTTGAAGAGCGACGACTCGCGACCGCCGAGCTCCTCCGTGAAGGAGTCGCCGTTCTCGTCCTTGTCGCCGATGCGCTTCTTGACCTGCTCGAGCGTCCAGCCGCCGCGGTTCTCACCGAAGGCGTCGTTGCCGAACGCATCCTCGATCTGCTCCCAGGTCATCCACGTTCGGTGGATGAGGTAGTCGCTCGTCTCGAGGGAGGTCGCGGCCTCGTGCCAGAAGAAGTCGCGGACGTCGACGACTTCCGTCGTCGGGCCGTCGTAGATGGTCGTGACCTTCGTCTTCTCCTGCATCTGAGGCAGCGTGACCATCTTCCCCGTGAAGGGGTCGTAGATGGGCTCCTCTGTCGCGGGGTTCAGGACGGGCACCTCGACGTTGACTAGCTGCCGCCGGCGCTGCTCCTTCGTCGTCCAGTACGTCTTCGCGATCGAGACGCCGGCGATGGCGTTTTGGAGGATGAAGGGCCGCTGGATCTCGGCCAGCTTGTCCTCGCGCGTCTGCCAGTCGAAGATGATCTGGTGCGCCTCCGCGCCCTTGCGAAGCTGGGCCACCGTCTCCGGGTTCGCCAGCGTGTGCCGCGGGCGGATCTTGTACCGGAGCGTGTCGTCGATGAGGCTCGCGAGGGACGTCTCGATGATGTGCTGCACGTACGGAGGGTGCAGCTTCGACGTCCACGACGCCGCCTTCGAGTTGGCCTCGAGCACGCCGCGCCATGAGGTATACCTCGACTCGACCCTCTCGACGAACGTGGAGTGCTGGGACTTGGCTTCGGAGAACATCCCGACCGCGCGGTCGAGCTCCTCCTGTCCCTTGAGCTTAGACTTGCGGGCCACTGGCCGCGCGCCTCAGAGCTCGGGGATTCGCCTTGCCTTGCAGGAGATCGTCTGCGCCCTTCTGCTCCTCGGCGAGAATCGACTGCAGCTTGGCGATGCAGGTCAGGGCCGTCTGCTTGTGGACGTCGTCGTCCTCGCCGTCGACGTACGCCTGGGCGGCGTCGATGGCGTCGCGCAGCGACTGGAGGTTGTCCTGCGGCGTCTGCGGCGCGGCCTGATCGGTCGGGCCTCCGCCAGGCGGCGCGGCTCCGGGCTCGGGGTTCGCGGCGCCTGCGAGCGCGGACATCATGTCGGGCGGTAGACCCATCGTCATTTCTGTCTCCTCTACGGGGTGGCCCAGGGGTAAAGCTGGGGCGTCTTGAGTTTCTTCATGGAGGCTCGCGCCTTCTTGCGGCGGTCGTGGGTGTGCTCGCCGAACTGGGAGTACATCTCGAGCGCGATTCCCCAGGCCATCACTCGGTCGTCGTTGCAGCCGTCCGCCGCGCGCGGGGAGGCGCCGGTCGGGCGGTTCACGAACGTGCGGGACTCCGAGAGGAAGCCCGACGTCACGTACGGGAAGAGTCGGTCGTTGACCCAGATCCTGAGCTCCGACACGATCTTGGGCCGCGTCTGCACGTTCATGGGGATCCCGAAGCTGCCGGATTCCTTCATGTCGGCGCGGTCGAACTTGCGGTGCCGGTAGAGCTTCGGGTACGGCTTGCGACCCTTGTGGCCGTCGCGCAGGTACGCGATGACCGTGTCGCCGTAGCCGCCCTGCTTCTCGACTGCGATCCGGGCGGTGTTGTACCAGAGGCCGAGGAAGTGGATCTGCTCGGCGAAGCGGTCGTGGTCGCCCTTCATGTGGAGCTCCGCCACGGGAGCGCCGGTGTCGAGGTCGATCACCGCGGCGACCGAGAAGTCGGCGCCGGCGCCGGTCGCTACGTCGCCGCCGATAGCGTACTTGTGGCCGCGCTTCGGGGCCTCGTAGACCTCGATGCCCTCGAGGTCGCCCTTGAAGAGCGTCGCCTTCGCCGGGTTGCGGGGGTCGGTCTGGAAGCTGCAGCGGAAGAGCGGCCGAACCTTCATGACCGTGTAGTCGCGCAGCGCGCCGGGGTCGAAGAACGGGGAGCCCGACAGGAGGAACGCTTCCTCCGGATCGTTCGGGTACTGCTCGGCCTTCGACTCGGGGTCGAGCGGCACTCGCTCGTACCATTCGACGTCGCGGCTCGGGTGCAGCCACCAGCCGAGGAAGATCGCCTTCAGGTTCAGGTAGTTCGTGTAGCCGGCGCCGATGTAGAGCTCGTGGAAGAAGTTACCGTCGCCGCGCCCGTCGCTCATGCCGTTGGCGGTGGAGATGACGCCAATCCGGCCACCAAAGTCGCCGGTTGCCGGCACCACCGCGCGCCAGAGCATTCGGGCGTACGCCTGCCGGCTCGCTTCGTCGAAGATGACGAGAGCCGCAGAGCGGGAGTGGCCCGCCGACTCGGTCGCCGCCATCGCCTCGATCGTCGAGACGCGGCCATCCGCGTGTTCGACCTCGATGCGGGTGCTCGGGCGGGCGCCCCTCGTGGGCTTGATCACCGTAACGTGCTCGCGCAGGTGCTCCGGTAGCGACAGGAGCATGTCGTAGATCCGGTTCACGACCTCGATCGCGTCCTTCTCCTTGATCGAGTAGATCAGGACGTCGGAGCCCGGCTTGAAGAGGAGGTACCAGAGCGCGATGCCGGCCCAGACCCAGGTCGCCCCAAGCTGCCGGCCCTTCAGGGTGATGGTCTGGGGGTTCTCCCAGATCCAGTCGAGGTACGGGCGCTGCCAAGACCAGTCCTTCTCTCCTACCGGCGTCTCGCGGTCGGCGTAGCTGAAGTATCGGCCCGTAGCCTT